TGGTCATGGAGAGCGGAGGTATTCTATGCTTGGTAATAAAAAAGATTTATTGTTTAGAACTAATCAAAATATAAACGGAAAATCTATTGAAATAAGAAAATACAGTGAACGCACTGAAATTTATGTAATAAATCCTCTAGATCCAGGACACAAAATTTTAAAATCATTTGATCATTTTGAAAATCTTACAGAAGAAAATTGTGTGCAGATTCTTTCTGCAGATCAGCAGGTTTTAGAATTTGTTAACAAAGAACACACTTCTTTTAACACGCCCAATCCTGAATAAAATATAGGTAGATAAATATTAAATCATGAACAAAACTACCGTAGATCAAGCATTAGAATTACTGGGCACAGCCATAAAATCACAGGCTGCAGCCAATGTAAACGTTGAACATTTTCTTCAAAATCTTCCAAAACGTTCCCTGAGTGGGGACCATATTAATGGAGGCAAGATTGTTAATTTTGCCAGCACTGGTATCGCTGATCGTGCTACAAAAACTCAGCTAACTATTACAGATCAAGAAATTGCAGTTGATAATCTACGTGTAAACACAGTCAAAGATAATCTTGCTGTAGAAGGTAACATCACTGCTCAAAGTATGGAAGTGGCTGGTTTGCTCAAAGCAGGACTATTACAAGTTGACGAAATTAGAGCCGATGTAAAATTAGAAAAGTTCAGTCCTTTAGAGTTTAAATCAACATCAGAGGACACATACTACGGTAAAGGTATTATTTGGACTGGTGGTAAAATTACCAAACAGTTTGTTATGAGTGCTAATCCAGATCGTTTATTTTCCACAGAAAATTTAGACTTGGCAAAAGATCGTCACTTGTCTATAAACAATGTGACTGTACTAAACGAAAACGAACTAGGACCTAGTGTTACTAAAAGTAACATTAAAGAATTAGGTAGACTAAGAGGATTAACAGTAGATGGAGACATTATTGTTAATCAATACATGTTCTATGATTCAATCAGTGATAGATTAGGACTAGGCACCGATACTCCTCATGCTGCACTTAGCGTAGCAGAAGATGCCATAGAAGTAGTGTTAGGCACCAGAGAAAGTTCCAGAGGTATGGTTGGAACTTATGCCAGCTTACCTTTTGATATTGTTACTGATAACAGACCAAGAATCAGCGTAGAGCAAAATGGCGATATTAAATTAGGCAATACTACACAGGCGCCTGTGCAAATTTCAGTGCATGGAAAATTAGCTATCAAAGTTAAAAATCCAGATCCTGAAGTAGATTTGCATGTAGCTGGTCCAATTAGATATCACGGACATATTCATATGTATGGTGAAGTTGCACCATCAGCAGGCGAATATGTCAAGGGCGATGTTGTTTGGAATACTAATCCACAAGTTGGATCACATGCTGGTTGGATCTGCACTGCCAGTGGTAACCCCGGTCGTTGGGCTGCATTTGGAGCAATAGTTAACGTATGAGCAATGTAGATCAAAAAATTACCGCAGTCACTGACGCACTGAAATTATTACTACAAGAAGAATTTCAAGAAGTCAGTCTGGTCAATATACAGCATGTGGAATTCAAAGCAGGCAAGGAAGGCACTGTTGTAGGCAAAGGGTTACTTTGGACTGGCAATGGTCTGGTAACTAAACAATTTGTTGCTACCACAGGTCCAGATAGATTTTTCAGTACTGATTCAATTGACCTAGGCAAAGATAAAAATTTTAGTATTAACAACGTTCCTGTATTAAATGAAAAAGAATTAGGACCAACTGTAACAAAAAGTAATTTAAAAGAAGTTGGTAGATTAAAAGGATTAATTGTTGATGGCGATCTACAAATTAATCAATACTTGTTTTACGATAGTTCATCAGACAGATTAGGCCTTGGAACAGATGCTCCTAATGCCATGTTCAGTATTTTAGAAAATGGTGTTGAAGTAATGTTAGGAACCACTGAACATAGTAGAGGAGCTGTGGGTACATATGCTGCCAACGACTTTGATATTGTTACTGATAATACTGCAAGAATTTCAGTAAGCGGCAGCGGAGACATTGAATTAGGAAATAAAAACTTTGGACCCAGCAAAGTAACTGTTAATGGTAAATTAGGGATCAATGTTTCCCAAGTAGATCCTAGAGCAGAATTACAGGTCAGTGGTGCTATAAAATTCAATAACACACTACATCTACGCGGCACTGAACCTCCTAGTGGCGGCAATCATTCAGTAGGTGACATTGTTTGGAATTCACAACCAGCAATCAACAGCTTTATTGGTTGGGTATGTGTTCAATCCGGCATTCCTGGTCAATGGCTACCGTTTGGACAAATTCAACCATCATAAATGCAGTCTCTAGTAATTGGCAATGGCGAAAGCCGTAAATCTATAGATATCAGTAAAATTAACTGTGTCAAATATGGATGTAATGCTATACATAGAGATCTACATGTTGATCATTTAATCTGTGTTGACAGTAGAATGGTCGATGAAGCATTAAGATCCCAGTTGTTAATTTATACTAGACACAATTGGATTAATCAATATCAACAGCATTCACATGTGCGACTAGTACCAGATTTACCATATAAAGGTAATGCAAGGCCCGACGATCCATGGCATTGGGGTAGTGGTCCATATGCTGTGTTGTTGGCTACTAATAGACACGATGAAATTAATCTAATAGGGTTTGATCTTTACAGCAAAGACGGATTAGTTAATAATGTCTATAAAGACACTAAAAATTATCTTACTGCGGATAAACCCAAAGTAGATCCCAGTTATTGGGTTTATCAAATAGGTCGTGTGTTTGAATGCAATCCAAAGAAAACATTTAAAATTTACAATGAAGATGAATGGCAATTGCCTAGAGAGTGGCAATTGCCCAATGTCAGTAAAGAAAATTTACAGGGTCTTGCAAACTTCATAAATAGTTCTGTATAATAACACACAGCGGTCTTCAATGGCATTCACCCCGCTTTATAAATTCTGCATGTCATCAAACTTGCTCATTTTTCATAAGGAGACTAGAGATGGCAAATTATCTTTCAACAAAAACATATGGCAACGACAGAGGTCTTAGTTGCTGTTTTAGACAATGGCGTTCAACGCACAGTCATTGTTCATTAATCCACGGATATAGTATTGGAATCAAACTTGTTTTCGAATCTGAAACTTTAGATGATCGCAATTGGGTCATGGACTTTGGTGGACTCAAAGCATTCAAAGAATGGTCAGAATGGCAATTTGATCACACTCTGGTGGTTGCTAACGATGACCCCCACTTAAGCTTTTTTAGGCAAATGAGTCACTTGGGAGATCCTCCTGTATCAGGAACAGGATCAATTGTAAATGTTAAACCTCATGAACGTAAGGCTTTGTGCGATCTTAGAATTGTAGATGGGGTTGGCTGCGAAAAGTTTGCAGAACTGGTATATCGTACAATGAACGAAATTTTAGAAGCATATCAAGAAGGAAGAGGATGGACACATCCTGATGGTCGTGTGTTTGAAGCACGTTATCCTGTTGGACAAGGTGTACGTCTTCGTTCAGCAGAAGTATTTGAACACGCAGGAAATTCAGCTGTATACGAAGGATGAATAGTTTAGAAAAAATATGGGCTCGGGCAACTGGGCATCTAATGGGACAAACAGACGAAGATCGTCCGGATGTTCCAATTCTTACTGTACGTGAAGCGAGGATCGCATTGTTTCTCAAAACTTTTTGGGTTATAATTCATGTGGTAACCTGTTTGTTTATTATAGCCAACGTAATTAGACACTGGTAATGTTAAACGTAATCTGTCTCAAGCATGGTACAAAATACGGTGCCAACTACGTAAACAATCTTTACAGTATGATACAACGGCATCTAACTGTGCCGCACAATTTTATCTGTTTTACAGATGACCCTACAGACTTTAATCCTAGTATCAGTGTAAGAATACTGCCAAACAATCCTGTTCAAGGTTGGTGGTGGAAACCTTACATTTTTAAACGCGGCCATTTTTACAAGGAAGATATCAACTTATTTTTTGATCTAGATATGGTCATTGTAAGGAACATTGATCATTTTGTAAATTATAATTCTGGTAAATTTGTAGGACTTGAGGATGTTGGTCGCATATGGGGAACAAGACCTCCAAAACTAGGAAGTGCCGTGTTAAGATGGCAAGGTGATCACTACGAACATTTGTGGAATAATATAGAACAAGATCCTGGTATCTGTAAAAAATTTCACGGAGATCAAGATTATATCTGGAGTGTATGTAGAGAACAAATTGAATTCTTTCCTGCAGATTGGATACGCAGTTATAAATGGGAAATAAGAAAGCACGAAGAATTGGTTAGGCAAGGCAGCGGCTATAACTTTAAAAATATTGCCAATCCAATTATTCCTACAGAAACTTCTGTACTGGCATTCCACGGTACTCCTAATCCCCATGAAGTAATGGATCCTGTAATTGTTGACAATTGGCGGTAATGAGTATACAATTACTGCATGACTAAACGTATAGGTTTTGCCTGCAAGTGGATTGATTCTCCTACACAAGTAGATGGGATCAAACCCAAAGATGATTGTAAAAAATACAATACCGGTAGTACTACCGTAGCCTGGTTAAATAGACAGACTAAAGACGTGGCTACTGAAAAACTCTGGTCCCTTATGGAACAGAACATTGAATCGTGCCGCTTACTTGTACAACGAGTAGGAGAATTAGATGAAGATCTTAGAATGGTACGACTCAGTAGCGATATCCTTCCTGTGTACACTGAGCCAACTTGGAGTTGGTTTTGGCGGACTCCCGATGTCCGAGCCTATTGCGAAACAGCATTTCGAACCGTGGGCGAAGTGGCCCGCAAGAATAATGTTAGGCTTAGTTTTCATCCTGGTCAGTTTACTGTGCTGGCATCTGAGTCAGACGATATTGTAAATCGTTCAATAGAGGAATTTGAATATCATGTGGACATGGCTCGCTGGATGGAATATGGTAAAACGTTTCAAGACTTTAAAATCAACGTTCATATCGCGGGTAGACGAGGCCCCGATGGAATTCGTGCTGCGTTACTTCGGTTAACTCCAGAAGCACGTAATACTATTACTATTGAAAATGAAGAAAATGCATGGGGGTTAGATGACTGTCTTAGTATTTCTGATGTTGTTCCTATTGTGCTTGACATACATCATCACTGGTGTCGTGAAGGTGAGTATATTGCTCCAGCAGATGCCAGCGTCAAAAAGGTCATCGATAGTTGGCGCGGTGTTCGTCCTGCTATGCACTATTCCGTTAGCCGTGAAGATATTCTTGTTGGACACACAAGAGATCAATTCCCAATCATGGAATCTTTACTTTCAAGTGGGTATAAAAAAGCAAAACTCAGAGCACATTCAGACTTCTACTGGAATACAGCAGTGAATGAATGGGCACTGAGTTTTAGGGAAAACTTCGACATCATGTGCGAGAGCAAAGCTAAAAATTTAGCATCGTTCGCACTCTACGAAGAAGCTAAAAGATTAGGCCTTTGATTTAGGGGTACGACCAGCTGATTTCTTAACAGTTTCTTTAGCCTTGGCTGTTGTCTTTTTGGCAACTGTCTTGGCTTTTTCTTTTACAACTGCTACATCAGCAGAATCAACCTTGCCATCCTTGTTAACATCGGCAGTGGCTTTTACACCTTCTACCACATTTTGGACAGCGGCCTTAGCATCAGCAGCATCTACTTTACCATCATTGTTTACGTCTAAGCCCTTAGAGCTACGATTGTAATAAATGAAAGCACCTAGTGCTACTACAACTACTGCGAAAAGTACGATTTCCATGGTTAAATCTCCTTGTGGTTTATTTATACGGTAAATATAGACATGCTACATTTTATTAAAAGTTTACAAGAATCTAAAGATCGAAGAGAAATTTACCAAGACAAACTTAAATTTGGTAAAGATGAGCTTGCACCTGTGATGAGCGAAGATACTGTAAAGTATCACTACGACGGGCTAGCAGCAAAATATTCAGAGAGATATAATAAAGGAGAAGGTGATGCTGACTTTAACTACGGCGGCGCTGTTTTACATAATTTGTTTTTTGGCAATCTGGCCCCTCCCAGAGCTGCAAACAAACCAGAAGGAATTAGTAAAACCTTAATAGAAGAAAAATACGGTAGCTTTGACAAGTTTAAAGAAGCAGTTGAAAAAGAGTTCATGGCAGCACAAGGATCCAATTGGATCTACATGGACCCCGACGGTAAACTACATACTATTCATAATCACGAATACCGTAAAGGTATGAAAATTGCACTGTTAATAGATGCTTGGGAACATGCTTGGGCTCTTGACTATCAGCAGGATAAAGCCAAATATCTATCAAATATTTGGAGAATCATTAACTGGGATGTTGTTGATATTAGATTAGGAGTTTAATATGGCATATTCAGATAAAGTCATAGATCATTATGAAAATCCACGCAATGTGGGCAAGTTTGATATTGACGAAACTATTGGCACAGGTATGGTTGGAGCCCCTGCTTGTGGCGACGTAATGAAGTTACAAATTAAAGTAGAAAATGGAGTAATAACTGATGCCAAATTCAAAACATACGGATGCGGATCAGCAATTGCAAGCTCGAGCCTTGTCACAGAATGGGTCAAGGGCAAATCGCTTGACGAAGCGAGAGAGATTACTAATTCAAGTATTGCTGAAGAACTTGCCCTTCCACCGGTTAAAATACATTGTTCAATACTTGCAGAAGATGCTATAAAAGCAGCCATAGAAGATTATAAGAAAAAACATGATATCACTAACTCCGTTAGCAGCTAAAAAAGTCAAGCAAAATCTAGATCGTAGAGGTAAAGGTTATGGAATTAAAGTAGGAGTAAAAACTACTGGATGTTCTGGCTTTGCATATGTTTTAGAGTATGTGGATAATCCTATAGAAGAAGATATGAGTTTTGTCAGTGAGGGTGTTCATATCTTTGTAGATCCAAAAGCACTACCGTATCTAGACGGAATGACTATGGATTGGTTTAGAAAAGGTCTAAACGAAGGATTTGATTTTGTAAATCCTAAAGAACGTGATCGCTGTGGCTGCGGCGAAAGCTTTAGAATTTAAACTTTTCCCACCGGAATATCAACGCTAGCGGGCATGTCCCAGATTTTCTTACGCTCAACTCCTTTACGTTGAGCAAATTTTTTAGAATCGCATTCAGCACAACAATGAAAATAGTGATTACTTAGACGTTTAGTCTGTATCTTTTTTAATTCTCTTTCAAAGTTTTTTCCGCAGTTATCACAGATAAAAAGAGCAATGGTCTTTTTTCTTTGGTATTCGTGAACAGTACCCAATTTGCTAGGACGCTGATAGATTACTGTTACAATTTCACTTTTGATATACATGACAATATTTACGTTAGGCTTATAGATTTTTTGAATAAATATTACGGTAACCACATTTTATTGGGGCTTTAGCATGGTAAGAAAAGTAATTGACGTTGGCCTATCCAACAACGACGGCACAGGCGATAGTATTCGCGATTCGTTTAAGAAAGTAAACGACAACTTCCAAGAATTATATGCATCACTTGGTTTAGGTGAAAGACTTAGATTTATTAATTTAGATGATGCTCCGGGATCCTATCTTAATCAACAGGGAAAACTGTTAGTTGTTAATCAAACACAAGACGGCCTTGAATTTAGAAGAATTCAAGGTACAGCACAATTAGCTATTGATGTTGACGACACTGCCGGAACTATTACATTAAGACCGTTAAATCAAGACATTATAAATGATACAACTCCACAACTAGGTGGAGAATTAGATGCTAGACAAAACAGAATTAGAAATTTACCCACACCAGTTTCGGATTCTGATGCATCAACTAAAAAATATTCAGATAGTAAGATAGCCGTTGCAGGTGTTGATGCTATCAACCCAGAAACCGGATTAAATGATGAGTCATACGGAACTATGACTGGGCCTTTGGTTCTTTCTAGAAATCCAATTACTGCAGATGATGAAGATTACGACGGGTTAGTTGCAGCATCAAAAAGATATGTTGACCTTTCAAGTTTTACCAGTACAACTTCATTGTATGTAAACCGAGGAGGACAGGATTCTAGAAATGATATTCCTGAAAATAGAATTGGTAGATCACCAGCATATGCATACAGAACTGTCGAAAAGGCTTTAAAAGAAGCTGAAAAACTTATTGCCGACAGTCCGTTTGAACTCAGCGTATATGCAAAAAGATTAGTGTACAGTGACGGTATCCCTTGTACTTTAACCAAAATTGAACCAGCATTAAATGCAGGGTCCGGCGGTGTAATCATTCCTCGATTAGCTGTAGACACTTTTACACTAAGAAATTCCGGTACTGGTTATAAAGCTGGTGATATTTTACAAATGGGATTGGCTTCAAATCCTGGAACATTTACCAGCAGAGCAAGTGTACGCATTCTTCGTGTTAGTAATGTAAATGGAGCTATACTTACATATGAAATTATTGGTAACGGAAATTATACCGGATTACCTGGAGTTTCCGACGTCGGTACCACATTGTCTGTGGCGCAACAAGGATCTGTTGGTGCTGGTGCTACCTTTAATTTAACGTATAGAGTATCAGAATTATCAATAACCACAGCAGGTTCTAACTACGGTCCGGTTAGTATCATTATCACCGGTGGTGGAGGTAGTGGTGCTGCTGCATCTGCTATTGTTTCAAGTGGTCAAATTGTTGGCACCACACTATTACAATCAGGTAGTGGGTACACCTCTCTTCCTACTGTTGAAGTTTACCTTCCTAGATTATTTGTGTTTACCAACGGTGCTAGAACAGATTTTTCAGCATCAAACGATCCTCTAGCTAGAGATATTAGAGAAGGGTTAGGTATTAAAGGATCAACCTCTGGAGCAGTAGCAGAAATACTATCGCACAATGCTATTTTAGACGATTCGGCGGGAGGATATCCTTCGGGTACTGGTAAGAACGAAATTTTTGATGTAGGTATCCTTAGCGGACAATTTATACCCGGGGAAGAATTATTGTATGGCGAATTAATCAAAACAAAACAACTTACTGTTCAAATTGAATCGGGATCATTTGAAGAAAACTATCCGTTGAGAGTTGCTAATAACGTTTCTATTATTGGTGAAGAATTTCGTAGAACATTAATTAGACCAAAACCTGGAGTTAGTACCAGTCCTTATACTCAGGTTTATTTTAGACGCGATCCGATCATTGATAACATGAGAGTTACTAATTTATTTGGTATTAATTATGCTATCGACACAACAGCAACACCGAGTGCTATTAATGGAGACATTACTGTCACTTTGGGTGCAGGGTCAACAAACACTAATTGGGTCGGAAAAATTTGGAAATCATCTAGTTTGCGAGGCGAAGGAAGAATTTTATCTATTACTAATTCTACACAATTCCAAGTTAGAATTCATGATGATTTAACTGGTACCACAACTATTCCTGCCGGAGCAGTATTTACAGCTACAATTTCTGGAACTACTTTAACAGTATTATCTCCGCCAACAAGCGGGTCGTTGACAGCAGGAATGGAGATAAACGCTGTTGGATCAACAGTCGTTTATATTGGTACTAGTATATTAAGACAGTTAACAGGAACCACTGGAGGGGCAGGAACTTACGAACTTAGTAGAGGTTCTAAAATTACTAACGCAACGTCCATGTTTGCTTCTAACTGGCAAATTTATTCTGTTAGTGAATACGGTTATCATTACCTATCTGATCCAAGTAGACCTATTTGGCCATTGTTAGAAAACACTGGTCGATTAGTTAATGCAGCAACTCTTTTAAGAAGAAATAGAACATTTTTACAAGAAGAAGTTTTAAATGAAGTTATAAAAACTTTTACATCATTTAATACGGCCACTTGTAAAAGAGATGTAGGTCTTATAATTGATGCTATTGTTTATGACATGACCTATGGCGGCTATAGTAGAACTGTCGAAGCTGCATTAAAATATTATCAAAGTCCTAGTGGTAGACTATCCATTGGTATTAGCGGAACTCCAGAGACTGGATTTATTGATCTTCCAGCTCAGGGAAATCAGAAAGGTCCCACTTTAGGTGCAATATCTTATCTTAATACGCTGACATTAAAAGTTATTAAAAATGAGCCTATAACCAGAACAAATACTAATCCAGAGGCATTTCAAGAAATTAATTTTTCATTAACAAGAGAACCTGCTGCAGAAGGCATCCTGAACAATTTAATAAATGTTATTTTAGGAATGCTTGGTAGTCCAGAACAGGTAAATTTCCCCAAGGATAATAGAGAACTTGATGTGTTTATGATGAATGATGCTAATATTCTTCGTCAAATTACAATTCAAGGACACGGGGGGTTTGCACAGGTTCTTGATCCAGAAGGTCAAATTTTAAATAAATCACCGTACTCTCAACAGGGATCGGTATTCTCAGCTAGTACCAATGAACAAAGATTTGCGGGCGGTATGTTTGTTGACGGTTATTCCGGCAATCAAATGATGAGAATACGCAGCAAAACCACAACAGGTAGTGAAGCTAATTATGTCTTTGAAGTAGACAAACTTAATAGAAGACCTCAATTACCATGTCCTTTTACTGTTGAGGGTGTAACATACATTGTCAACTACCTACGTAATTTTGTTTACAGTGTGGGAGCAAATGGATCTGCTGCTACTTTAGTTTTAGATAGTTCTACTCCGTATACGAATGCTATAGCTGGTATTATAACTCCGTGTACAGTCACAGGCGATGGAACTTATGCTAGATTAACTTTCCCTTTAGCCAGAGCTAGTGCTCCGTTTACCGTAGGAAACATGATTGATGTCAGCGGATTTGTTAGTACTGCGGTTGGATATAATGGCGTATGGACCGTTACAGCCTGTACCACTACCTATGTTGAGTGGCTCAGTGGTGAAACTGTTTCAAGTAGTGGAGGAACAGTAGCGGAAAGTTTTGAATTAATTACAGCAGGATATAGAAGTTTATTAAGCAATGACTGGACCCAATTAAATGACATGGGCTACGGGTTGTTTGTTACCAACGGTGGTATTAGTGAAGCTGTTGGTATGTTTACCTACTATTGCTACAATGCATACTATTCTTTAAATGGCGGTCAAATCCGTTCAGTTGGAGGTTCGGCAGCACACGGTGTGTATGCTTTAAGAGCAGAAGGTTCTGATCCTAAAGAAGTTCCTGATGCATGTATTGTCGGTAGAGATTTTATTATGACCGCTAGTGTGTATTCTCAAGGGCAATACACTAATGCTAGGGGTGATAATGAACTCTATGTTACTAATTTTCCGTACGAACCATTAGTTGACAGTGAATTAGAAATCCTTCATTATAGAAATCTTACCGCAGCAGACGGATTACCAATTACACAAATTGCTCAGAGCGGAACAAAAACTGTTTTAAGTATTGCAAATGCCGATCAATATTTCCAGGCTAGAGAATTTGTTCAAATTAACGGCATTGTATCGAGTGCCAGTCAAGCGGCGGTGTTTAATTACAATCAAAAAATTAGTACCAATGATAGCGGAACTTTTAGAGTTGATTCTGTTACCTCAACAACTTTAACTATCGATGCTTCAAGTGTGGGAACATTAGCTACACCTGGTATTACATTAACTAGTCCAATATCGTTCTCTAACGGAGTAGTTACAGCAACGTTTGCTAGCCAAACACAAAATCCATATGTTACTGGTCAAAAGATTAGAGTCAGTGGTATTACTGTTAGCGGCGGTGCTGGAACCGTTACTGGTGCAACTGTAACCGGAAATGCAACAACTGGAATCGCAACTATTACCTATTCAGATAGAGCTGTTCCTTTTGCAGTTGGTCAAATAATTTCAATTGCTAGTTTTGCCACTGGTGGATTTAATAATGCTACAGCTCAAGTATTAAGTTGTACTAGAACCACGTTAACTTACAGTAATGCCACAGCCGGTACCAATGTAACCGGTGGTGTTTTAACTCCTAGCTATAATACTGAGCTTGGTGTTGTAACTGCGGTAACGCAAACTACAGTGTCATATAGTTTAGGTGCAGTTACTCCCGGAACTTATTCCAGTGGTGGAGCACTAAACGCAATGATTAGAGCAACCGGAGTTAGAAGAATCTATGCAATCAATAGTGCTAACTACGGCGATGGTTCAAGCTTTGGTGGAATACCAAATGGAACTGCTAGAGTGTTTTTTGAACCACTGGTTACACAACCAGGTGAGACTGGACTCTATGCCAGTGTTCAAGACGGTCAACCTGTAATTATTAGACAGTCTAGACAGGTATGGCTAAACGGGGTAAGCAATACTTCCGCTGCTAAAAAATCAACAGCACTGTTGTTTAACGCTGATAATCCTTCCACTGATGTTATCGATGTTATTTCGTATACTACCGGCGGACTAGTAAACAGAATTAGTCCAAATGAAGAGGTGATTGCAGCCTGTAGAGAAGGCTATCGTTATATTGATTTAACCGCAGCTAACGTACAAAGAAAGGTAGGTAACGATTATTATGGATCTGTTGGATCAACTAATGTAACCGTAAGTACTATTACAAACACATTTGATATCGCTAAATTAAATTCTGGTAGATATTGTTTCCATTGGTATGGAGTACAATATCGTGTGCTATCATATACTGCCCCAAACAGTCCAACCGCAGCATTTGTCACATTAGATCGAACATTACAACATCCGTTAACTGGTTACAATAGTCAAATTACAGTTCTTGTTGGACCTAAACACGGAGAAACTGGTTCTATTACCATTAAAATTTCCACATTAAGGGCTACAGCGTTTGACCTGTTAGATATTGGGTCGGGAAGTTACGCAGACACTAACTACCCAAATAATATATTTGGGCCACCAGTTAATGCCAACCAACCTAACAATGAAGCTGCTGAAGTAGGAAAAGGTCGTGTATTTTATACAACTATCGATCAAGAAGGTAACTTTAAAGTTGGTAAATTGTTTGGAGTAAATCAATCAACCGGTGAGGCAACTTTAAGTGCTAGAATTTCCTTAACAAATATTGCATCTTTACAATTATCACAAGGTGTGCCAATTTCAGAATTTTCAGCTGATGGAAATTTTAGCAGTCCAAGTGCCGGAACTGTAGCTACTCAATTGGCCACAAAGCTATACATTGATAGAAGATTAGGTCATGATGGAACAGCAGCATTAACCGTTGACCGTATTGGTCCAGGGTTCATTGACACTGACGGCGATAACGCAATGGCCAATAACCTAAATATGGGTAATGCTGGCCGTATTATTAACATGAAGAATCCGCAATCAGACAATGATGCGGCTACAAGACGTTGGATTAGTATTCCTCACTTAAATGGAAATGTTGGTTCAGTATCAATTCCCAACTGTTCAGTTGTTGGTAATGGTACTACTGCAACCGTAACATTTAGTGCTACTCAAGGAAGTGCACCGTTTGTTACTGGTCAGGTGATAGGAATTACAGGTTTTTCAATAGCCGGGTTTAATAATGACGAAGCTGTTGTTTTAACATGTAACACTACAGGATTAACTTATTCAAATACTACTTCTGGTGGACCTGCTACTGGAGGAAAAATTAGTTCGGTTGGACGAGGAAACTTATTAGTTTATACCGGAACAAATAATTCTGATATCAATGAAACAAACGTTGCTACAGAAGGTTTTGTAAATGCTGCGGTAACTGGTGATCTCGATATCACTCTTGATCAATCATTAAGAACAATTAATTTCCAGTTAGTTAATGAAACTGTTGTTAATTCTGATATTAATTCATCGGCAGCAATTGAACAAAGAAAATTAGATATCACAAATAGTAAAGCAACTACTAGTTCATCAATTAGTAATGTGTCGGCAACTTCTACTGGTGGTATAGTTACAGTTACATACTCCGCTCAAACTGATTCTGTAACTGGTAATTCAGCAGTACCTGTAACAGCAGGTGATAGAGTTATTATTAGCGGATTTGCTAACAGTACTTTAAATGGTGTATTCACTGTTAATTCAAGTCCTACTCCTTCAGGTACATCATTTACATATAATGCAACTACAACACCTTCTGTAATCTCAAGTGGACAGACAACAGGTGTAATTACTCTACAGAGAGGAGTAAGCACATTTGACCGAGGACAGTTTACTGTAACAAATGGTTATGCGTCAATTAAAAATAACGGTGTTCAATTAGGAAAACTTGTACCGATTAATCAAAATCGAGTATTGGGATATACAGGTGCTACTCAAACCGGTGATGTTGGTGAAATTACACTAACTGCTGTTGTAAGTGGTGGTGGCGGAATTACCAAAGGATTATATACCTCGGCTGGTGTACTTTATGCCAAAGTTGGAGGGTCTCAAAATGATTCTGATTTTATTGTTTTACCAACCGAATCAACTACTTACACTACAAGTAATACAGCTAACAGTGTTCAAAATTTAGTTGCTAGAAACAACAATGGAAATGTAGGACTTAATGATTTAATTCTTGATGGTGATCTATACTTAAGTAGATCAACAATTGGCAGCGGCGCTGATTATAAATTATTAACCATAACCGCCGGTAGTGGTTTTAAATCAGCAACTTACTACGGTGCAGGTTCAGTAGCTAAAGGAAGAATTACTATTCAGGTTAGTGACTCTGGTACTAGCAATGATATTACCAAATATTTTAACAATAAACATGTGTTTATTGGTTCAGACGGTATTCAAGACGGTGTTGTTGTAACCAAAGCTCTATCAGCTGGTGAAGATTTAGCAGATAACAATGGTGGCAAAGTCTACGGCAACTGGACATTGAATGGTAACAGTAAATTTGAAGCTACCTATGCTGACTTGGCAGAATACTATGAAGCAGATCGAGAATATGATGTAGGCACTGTGTTGGTGTTTGGCGGAGACAAAGAAGTTACAACTTCAAATGTTAAAAACGATCACAGGGTAGCAGGTGTTGTTTCTAATACTGCTGCCTACACAATGAATCAAGCATGTCCGGGTATTAAGACCTGCGTAGCACTACAGGGTCGATTACCAGTTAAGGTAGTAGGAAAAGTAAACAAAGGGGATCTAATTGTCACATCGGGCATACCAGGTGTGGCGATGGCAGCGACTGGAGACGTCAAAGTTGGTACGTTGATAGGTAAGGCCATTGGATCTTACGATTCGGACAGAATTGGAACTGTTGAAGTCTCAGTGGGAAGAACATAATGGCTAAAAAAACTATAAACACACAACAACCGCAGGATTTTATCAACGTTGGTTCTGCACCTAACAGCAAAGACGGAGACAGTTTACGGGCAGCATTTGCTAGATTAAATGATGCTATTGATAATATTGATTCCAACTTTTCAGAATTATATACCGCGGTTGGACAGCCTGTTGATGGTAATCTTAAAACTGACATTGTTGGTAGTGTATTTGGTGATGACAGCAGTTTGTTAGTCGATGGAGTAATGAACAGAATCGTTGGACCTGTTTACAATGCTGTTGGTAATATAAAAATCACAGGCGGAACTGTTGGACAGATTTTAAGGACTGATGGTAGTGGTAATTTAAGTTGGGTTACTACTTCACAATTTAGTGGTAATTACAACGACTTAACAAATAAACCAACTATACCTACCAGCTTTGATAGACTATCTAATAGCGGTGATGAAGTTATTTTAATTGGTGGAGCTAATCCGTTCGTTACTTTTCCTGCCATTACGGGCGGCGATCAACTAATAATACAAGGTGCTGAAGTTAGTTCAGTGTCAGGCAGTCTTGCACTTACTTCACAGGACAACCTTAACATAATAGCCAACGGGTCTGGCGCTGCACCCGGAGGATCAAAGAATTGGACATTCAGTGCGGATGGTGGTTTAACTATACCGGGTGACATCCGCAGTGACAGCAATATCAACATTGACATCAACCTTGCAGACTCTACTCTACGCAGATGGCAGTTTGGTGAGGACGGTGAACTGACATTGCCCGAAGATGCTGTTGTAAAAAATATATCTGGGAACTTGACCATTGAAGGTGAAAGCTATGTAATTATTGATTCTGCAAATAATGGACAGATTGAGATAGGACGAAGCAGTGGTGTAGGAGCTGTGATA